AAAATAATTTTTATTTTTATTTTGTTAATTTGCAAAATGGTTTTAGATTTGTAGCACAAAACAAAAAAGCGAAATGAAAACCATTAACACTAACGACAAATTAACGGTACGTTTTATAGGCGATTCGGAATTGAGGCCTGTCATAAGCGTAATTGAAAGGAAAGGCAACTTTGCAACTTTGCAATTACAAGAAAATGAAATTGTTAAAAGAAAAGTTCATAAATCTTTAAATGGAGAATATGAATTTGTTTATCCCTATGGTATTTATTCAATGGCTCCAATAGCTAGGCATTAAAATAAAAACAAACATGCTTCCTAGCCGAATTTATGAAATCATTGAGCCATTAGGCTCAACTCCAAGGGCAAGATTTGAAAAGCTTGTCCTTTTGGAACCGTTTAAAGACGTAAAGCCAGGCTTTCAATCCTTCGATTCCATCATTGAAGAAATGGTGGACATATTGGAAGGCACAGAATCTGAAAAGGCTGAAAAGCTGCAAAAACTCATTGACGAAAAAGTCAAAAAGGATTTGGATTTGCCTGAAAATCAGATCACAATAAGTTTTAAGTAAAATCAATTAACAAAATGGAATATTCGGAATTTTTAAAACAAAAACAAAAAACCATTGTTCAATCGGGATTTGAAATTGATGATTCAGAATTAAATCCTATGCTTTTCCCATTTCAGCGATTTATTGTAAAAAGGGCTTTAAAAGCTGGCAAGTATGCAATTTTTGCAGATTGCGGTCTTGGAAAGACTTTTATGCAATTGGAATGGGCATTTCGGGTTACCATTCAAACCAATGGCAAAGCGTTGATTCTTGCCCCTCTTGCGGTTGTTGAACAAACAATTCAGGAGGCTTCTCACTTTGGCATTTCACTTGAAAACATTGATGTCCGGAATTACGAACAATTGGACAACATTGATTGCTCAATCTATTCAGGTATTGTTTTGGATGAAAGTTCAATACTAAAAAACTTTGAAGGAGCCACCAAAAAACAGATCATTGATTCATTTGCCCGAACACCATACAAATTAGCTTGCACAGCTACACCATCACCAAACGATCCGATGGAACTCGGCAACCATTCAGAATTTTTGGACATTATGAGCCGCAATGAAATGCTTGCCATGTACTTTGTTCACGATGGGGGCGAAACTGCCAAATGGAGGCTAAAAGGCCACGCTGTCAAGATGTTTTACCAGTTTATTGGAACTTGGGCCATAATGTTAAATAAGCCTCAGGATATTGGCTTTGAAATGGAAGGATATGCACTCCCATCATTGAACTTAATTGAAAAGGAAATCAAAACTCCAAAAAGAGAAAACGGTCGGATTTTCAACGATGCTATTATTTCAGCAACTAATTTCAATCAGGAATTAAGGATTACCAAAGTTGAAAGGCTGGATGAGGTTGCAAAAATCGTAAACGAATCGGATGAAAATTTCATTATTTGGATAAAGCAAAATGAGGAAGGAGAACTTTTGAAAAGGTTAATTCCTGATGCCATTGAAGTTTCCGGGTCCGATTCAAACGAATGGAAAAAATCAAAGTTGATCGGGTTTGCAAATAATGAATTCCGTGTTTTAATTACCAAAACAAAGATTGCATCGTTTGGCATGAATTACCAGAACTGCAGAAACCAGGTCTTTGCATCACTTGATTTTTCATTTGAGGGTTTATATCAATCAATACGAAGATCGTATCGCTTCGGGCAAAAGAATGAGGTAAACATTTATTTGATTACCACCGATACAATGGCAAATGTGAAAACCGCTATCGACACAAAACAAAAACAATTTTTAACAATGCAGGAAGAAATGAGCAAAGCAATTAATGAGAATTTAAACGGTCAATTTATGGAAGAATCTATAATTGACACGGCCCCTGAAAAAACAGAATGGTATGATGTTAAAAGGGGTGATGCATTTGAATTAATAAAGGGAATTGAAACAGAAAGTATAGGATCTTCTATTTTTAGCCCTCCATTTTCTTCATTATATACGTATTCAAATTCAGTTGCAGATTTATCAAATGTTTTTTCACATGATGAATTTTACCAACATTTCGAGTTTATGATTCCTGAACTTTTTAGGATTTTAAAACAAGGTAGGCATGTAGGAATGCACTTAACTCAGCTCACAACTGGAATTGCAAAAGATGGTTATTATTCAATTATTGACTTTAGAGGCGAAATAATTAGATTGTTTCAAAAGCATGGATTTATTTTTCATGCAGAAGTCACAATTTGGAAAAATCCAGAATTGGCTGCAATTAGAACAAAAAACCATCAGCTAATGCATGGGAGCACCAAAAAGGACAGTGCAATTGTTCGTCCTGGGCTTGCAGATTATTTAATTGTGATGAGAAAACCAGGAATAAATTTAGAGCCTATAAACAACGAAGGGAACGGAATCCCTTTTGAAAAATGGTGTAAAATTGCTTCTCCTGTTTGGATGGATATAAATGAATCAGATACTTTACAGGGTTGGAGATCAGCAAGAGAAAATGATGATGAAAGGCACATTACACCAACTCAATTAGAAGTAATAGAAAACTATCTTCACATGTATTCAAATCCAAATGATACTGTTTTCACTCCTTTTATGGGAATCGGTTCTGAAGTTTATCAGGCTATTAAAATGGGAAGGAAAGGCATTGGTTTTGAGTTGAAAGAATCATATTACGATTTAGCAAAAAAGAACATTAGGACCGCAGTTGCGGCTAATTCTCAGCTAAGTTTAGGATTTTAATAGTTTTGTTAAATTGGTTTTAACTTGATTGGTTAAAGGCCCTTGGATTTTCTAAGGGCTTTTTTATTGATTTTTAAGAAATTGCAGAAATCTTGAAAAATATTTTTACTTTTTTTATTAAAAAGTTTGCAAATTAAAAAAGTAGTGTTACCTTTGTATCACTGCAACGGAGCAGGAACAAAAAAAAAGACAATGAAAGTACACTTAGCAAAAGAAAACGGAAAAGAAACACTTTGTGGTGGTAGAATCTCATCAGCAAAATCTTCAGGAGGTGGTTCTAATGGATCTAAAAGAAATCAATACTTTGATGTTGACGTGAACTACTTCACCACTTGTTCTACAAAAGAACGGTGTGTAAAATGTGACGCAGCGTTTCAACTACAAACTGCAAAATAAGCCCTCCGGGGCTTCGGCCCCTTAACTTTTAAACAAAGAAAAAAATGAAAAATTCGCATCAAATTAGAATTGCTTTTCGGTCTTTATTGGCTCAACACAATTCTAATCAATTAAATGGCATTGAAGGTCAAACAGCAAAAGTTATTAAAAATTTATACGAGTCGTTAGACCAGTTAAATCCAAACATGATATTTTACTTTTTAAATGGAGGTAAAACAATCCGAAACAATAAAATCTAATGCCTAAAGGAATCCCAAAGTCCGGCTCCAGAAATCCAGGGGCCGGGCGCAAAGCAAAATACGAAGGCCCAACAGAAACAATAGCCTTTCGGGTGCCAGTTTCTCACAAAGGGAAAATTACCGTAATGGTCCGAAATTATTTGAAAGAAATCAAAGCCTCTTAATTGAGGCTTTTTTATTTACCTTTGCAAAAAACAAAACTCCTATGCCTCTCAAATCCGGAAAAAGCAGAAAGACAATTTCCTCAAACATTCGAAAGGAGATAAAATCAGGCAAGCCCCGGAAACAGGCCATTGCTATTTCTTTGAGCAAGGCAGGCAAAAGCTATAAAAGAAAAGGGAAAAAGAAGTAATTATTTAAACCAAAAGCCTATGCCAGCAGGAAGGCCAACCAAGTATAAAGAACAATTTGCGGAACAAGCCAAAAAACTGTGCAAGCTTGGTTGTACTGATAAAGAATTGGCAGACTTTTTTGAAGTTAGCGAACAAACGCTAAATGCCTGGAAGAAAGAGTTTCCCGAATTTCTTGAGTCCTTAAAAGAAGGCAAAACGTTGGCAGATGCGAATGTCGCTCAAAGACTTTATGAACGGGCAATGGGTTACGAGCATCCCGAAACAA